CATACCCCAACATTTCTTTGGATAAAGCTAAAGTATACTCAAATATCCATTGTCTACCAACGGAATTGATTTGATTATAGTTAGGATTACCATATGGAGAATTTGATACATTAGTAACGTTGTTGGGTGTTTGCTTAACCGCACCCGTAATTCTTTCATCTCTTAAGATATATTCAAACCATATTCGAGAATCGGTATCTTCACTAAAAGAAAAATTAGGAATTGGGAATATTCTTAGGTTATCATTTCTTATTTCGAATGAGTATTGATTCCTTCTAATAGTTTCACTCATTTCTATTTGCTGAATTACTGCTATGTCATAATTTAAGGGGGCCATTAGATAACCTCCTTCAGCTCCAAACCCACCTAGACCCATTACTCCAGAGGCTATAACACCTCCAAAACCAAAACCATTATTTGTCCCTAGGAATCTTGATGCTGCTGGGTAATTGGTTTCATAAAATACTTTTTTTACTTCTATACCATGAATATATTCTGAACCCGTAAGTCCACTAGAGGTCATGAATGTTGAAAAATTATAATCTTGCACACTAGAAGTTAAAGCAAACGAACCTGAATAATGTGGAACATTTCCTCCACTACCTGCTTCGGCTCCATATTGTTCAGATAACCTAACTATTGGCTCAAAGCTTGGTGTTATAAGTGCAGTATTTAAAAGGGATGCGGTTGGTAACCCATCAATAGATAATTGATTATCTCGTATTTTATACGCATAAATTTCGTTACCATATGTGGTTATAGCCTCCTCGAATGCTGTAAAAAATGACCCCGACTGTAATTCTACATCTACTAGGGGAAATCCCATTCTTTGAGCACAAAAATTAGCGACTTTATTTGCATCAACAGCAAAATCGGATTGTGAATCATAGAAGCCAAATGGGGTTTGACCTGGTGCAAATGTACTTACTCCGTTCCAAATTGGTATGTTCATATTTTATTTTTAACTTAGTGGTTATTGCCTTATTATACATATTAAAAAAGGATAAAAAAACCCGACCTAAGTCGGGTTTAATTATCAATAATATACTAATTTTTAATACTATAAAGTATTTAAACCAGCTACCTGAATAGTCGCATAGAATTCTGGACGAACCATTTTCTTAGCATAACGAGTAAGTAAACCTTTTCTCGGTGTGAAAGTTTCTGGGTCATAGATAAGTGGAGTCATTATTAATGGAATATAAGGTGCAAAAACCGCGCCTGTTTCCAAGAATTGAGATCCTCTAAATCCTAATAGAATTACGTTTTCAGTCATGTATGGGTTTTTGTACACTTTGTAACGTCCGTTTAATTGACCTACTTTTTGTACACCAAATGCATAAGTTGCTTTAGCAGCATCACCATCAGTATCAGCAGCAAATCCTGGGATTGATTCCATGATAGTTCCTACAGCTGGAGAACATACTAGGAAGTTTGCACCACCTCTTAATGTTTTCTGGTGTATAATGTTGCTTAACTTTTGGATTTTAGTTCCTAATGTTTGGAACCATTGTCCTTGAGAATTAAAAAATCCTAAATCATTGTTAATGCTTCCTCCAGATGTAATTGATTGATTATTTACGGCAGACCATACTTCAGTTCCTGCTGCTGCATTTTCCATCAACATAGAAAGTATTTCTAAATCTATTTCTAGGGAGATATATTCACTCAATATAGAAGTTAATTCAGCCTCGGCATCTAAAGCATGGTAAGCATTTAAATCCTGTGCAAACTCTGGAGTCCAAACAGCTTTTAGCTTACGAGTTTTCGCTACAATGGCAGATGATTTCATCTGAACATTAATTTCTGGAATAGCGATTGAAGGTGAGTTTAGTGAATTTGGTTCTGGGTTATTGTCTTCAAAATCTCCTCTAAATTGATCTGTTGGTTGAATTTGATAAACAACTGCAAAACTCTCAGCTGCGATTTCTGCTATAGTAGCTTCTGTTGATGCCTTAGAAGCTATAAAAACAACATTACCATCAACTTGCTTTGTAAAAGCGGATACTTGAACACCTGGTGTTCCTTGTTTGTAGGCCAATGCACTGTCTCCTGGTACTAGTTGAAATGCTGCTACACCATCTTTGTCTACAAAATCTAAATCCGCTACTGGGACCAATATCTTCCAATATTCCTGGGCTTGTGCCGATGCTGAGAAGTTAGAGTCATAATTCATGTCACCCCAAGTAGCTACTGTTGCTACAAGACCAGTTTCAACTGACTGTGTATTGTTTACAGAATAACCAAAACGACCTGCTCCGAATAATCCACCTTCTGTTTCATTTCCAAATGGTGCTGTTTTTGCAGAAGCATTACCATATAAAGAAGATCCTGCTGCAAATGGTGTTTTGTCACTTCCATATTGGAAATCTAGGAAAAATACAAGACCTGAAGGTAGATTCATTGGTTGAACCGAAACGAATTCTTTCGCTGCGATTTGTCCAAATACTTTTCTTACTAAAGGTAAAGCAACACCAGCCCACTGACCACCTGTGTTAACAGCTGTTTGTGATTGGAATGTACCTGATGATGCAGCACCACCACCTGTTTGGGATGATTCTACTACCAACTGCTTAGCTTGGCTTTCTAATATGATACTCATGTTAGTTTTGTTGGTACCTTCTAGACCTTCTAGAAGACCTGTTTTTGCCCATTTTCCAGATAATCTGGCCGCATCAGACTGCATAGTATGATATGGGTTTGCGCTTTCTAATAATGAATTTAAGCTCATGTTGTTTGTTTTTTAAATTTTAAATTGTTTTTTAGATTAATCCCGCTAGCTTACGCATACGATCATATACCTCGTTTGATTCTAGAATTGGTTTTCTACTAGACTTTGGTTCTAAACCACTAGCCTTTGAAGCTAAACCTCTTCTAACTGATTCATTAACCCTTGAATTTGTAGTAATATTTACAATACCTTCATTTAATGTTTCATAAATGGCTTTTGCTTGTTTAACATCAGTGGCATTATCAAAAGCTTTTAATACCTTGATTTTTTTACTTTCAGTTAGGTTTTTAGCTTTAAAAATTTTATTAGTATAAAGCAATTTAGCGTTTAAGAGATTAACTTCTTGAAGTTCTTGTCTAAGTTCATCCATTCCGTCCATTTCTTCAGCACGTATTGCTGATCCTGCGGCACTACCTAATACTTCTAAAGCTTCTTTTGCTTTTTTAGCCATAGGGCCAGCAGCATCTACCAATTTTTTTAGGCTACTAACTATGTTTTCAAAACCTCTTGCAGCGGCATCTGACCTAGCATCCTCGCCTAGTTCAGAATCTTCATTGAGTATTTCATCGATTTCTACATCCATATCTTCCATGTCATCCATATCTTCCATGTCTTCCATGTCTTCCATATCTTCGGATTCAAAATCGTCTCCGGGCTCAATTTCTCCTGATGCTACCATATCCTTAATAACATCCTCTATAAAGGATTTAAGGTCGTCTTCTGATAGGTCTTCAAGATCAACATCTTCGTTGTCCATATCCATATCATCGTCTCCCATATCATCTCCCATATCATCTCCCATATCCATATCCATTTCTTCTTCCATTTCTTCACCATCCATTTCCATTTCAGCTAATAGTTCTTCAAGGTCAAAATCTTCCTCTTCGCCTTCTTTAACTTTTTTGGTTGGTACTGGTTTTTTCATGTCGTCTTCATGGTCCATCTCTTGCAGTTTAGCAGATAGTTGGTTTTTTAAATAGGGGGTAAAAGCTTCCTCTAGGGCAAGTTTTGCATTCGCAATAGCGGTTTCTTTAACTGCTTTAGCATCGGCGATTGCTTCTTTTAACAAATCTCTGTTGTTTGTCATAATAATCTCAAAATTTAGTTTGTGAAATACGGTTATTAAGAACCGTAATAGAAATAATATTTACTTAACATCATATAAGAATAATCATGATGTATTACAGTCATACGTATGTGGTAACTTATTAAGAACACAAAAGACGCTAAAATAAGCGTCTAATGTTTCTAATCCGTCGGTAGCGTCCGAAGAAAAGTATTTATCTAATAGCTTGATATCGAGGTAGTTCTTCTTTAATTTTTTCTAATTGTTTATAACTTGAAGTAAATAGTCTTTTTATTGGGGGTGTATTGGTATAATATTCCCCAAAAAATTTAAGTAAATCTACTAAAGTGTTATCTTCTAAAACTTGGTTTAATTCTTTCTTTTTTTTATTAAGGAAAGAAGGAATATTTTCTTCTCCAATTTCCCCTTCCATTAAGTACTTTCTAAAGGTGTTAAATTCTTCCATAATTTTAATTTATTTTATTTTATTTTATTGTTATTTTACTACCTTTTCTTCTATTTTCTTGGACTGTTAAGGGTTGGGTATTTAGATAATGGAAATATTTAAAACAATCTTTTTCATTTTTAATTAAAACTAGGGGTTTTATGTGATCTACTTCCCAATAAACCCCATGATTACCCCAACTCATTTTTTAGGAAAATTGGGATTCTAAATGATGTTTGTATGTTGATACGTCACATCCTAAATACTTTAACCCTGAGTGGTTTTTGGTGATATTATCTTTTTTTATTACTTCATTAACTCTTAGTCTAGTAAGGTATTTTAGTTTATATATAGGATCTGTTTTTTTTCTACTCCTACTATATTTTATATTTTGTCTTGTTTCTTTTTGGTATTGATTCCATTTAATATTACAACAAGGTCTACAATTACTCCCTACTCCAAATCTTCCATTTTTACTAGGTTTAAACCCATTAATGGGAAGTTCTTTTTCACATACAGTACATACTTTATGTCCTTCCCTTAGATTTTCTTTTAACCTAATTGACTTTTTAGAATGGTAATGTTTGTTGTGGTGGGTGTAACAACATTCTCTACACTCTCTCTGTATGCCATCCTTTCGTGTAGAATTTTTATTAAAATCCTTAGTATTTTTTTCATTTTTACAAGTGGGACATATCTTCAACATATTATATTTTATTATACATATGTAAATGACTTTGAAAAATTACATTGGATTAAAAAATATTACAAGAACCTTTTGAACAAAGGATTTCATGGATTATTTTGTTTACTCTTGTATAACTATATTGAGGTAATCCTATGTCTTCTTTAATTAGACTCATGTATGAACCTGGGTTTGAGGGTGTAGACACGAAATCCCAGCAAAGTAGTTGGAAATCGTCTTGAACTTCCATTACACCTTCTTTTTCTTCTAATGAACCCATACCTCGAGATGATACACCTACTGTTACACCATTACCTACAAGTGCTTTTAATATATTACCTGCTGGGGTTGGTAAGACTTCAATTTTTCCTATAATGTCATTACCTTCCCATCTATATCCACTAATAATATGTGATACATTTTGTAGATTTATTACTTGAGACTCTGGGTGGTCTAATTCTCCCATAGAACGTCTTTGTTCTATTAATTCAGAGTAACGGTCCATTTCTCTCTCCCATAATTCCTTAGAATAATATCTACCGTTTCCGTTTTTAACTTCACAAGTAGCTAATATTCCCTCAACGATCATATTACCGTTTTCCGCGTTAACACTTTCGGTCAATACGGTGGGGGCATAATTGATTTTATGAGTTTCTATTAATAGCTTTCTCATGTTAATTTATTTGTTTACAGAATATTCTCCTGTTGAAGTACCTACTTTTTTAGGATCTCTTTCACCTGCAGCTCCACGTGTTGGGTTGTTTTTATCATTCCAACTTACGGCATCCATTTCATCAACACTATCTAAATTTAAATAATAATTTTCTTTTTCATCCTCACTTTCAAATCCACCATCTACATCTTCATCTACCATTTTAGTTGGGGAGTAACTTTTACCACATGTTTTTTCGTAGATTTTCTCCATTTGTGATTTCTTCTTTTCTAGAAGCTTAATGTCCCTAGCCATTTCTTTCAATTTAGATTTATCCATTAAATCCAACATATTTTCATCTTCATTAATACCAGTCAATCTATCTTGCTTTTCGTTAATATGATTAGTTAAATACTCTAATTGAGCTTCCATTTTAACTGCTTCGGCCTCGGCTCCAATTTCTGCCAATTTAGCATCTATTGAATCTTTTTTAGGTTTTTGTTTTTTATCAGATGCTGCTTTTTTCATAGTTTCACCCTTGTCACCATCTCCATCTAAATCTAGGAAGTCTGGTTTTGCCTTTTCATCCATAGGAAGTGGTTTTTCTTCATTGGATTCGGTATATAAAGAACTATGATATTGGGATCCTACTTCTTGCTGATTATAATCTTCAGCCATCATTTTTCTAATTTCTCTCCCGGACTGTGAGGCATAGGAATTTGAATTACCTGATGTTACTACTCCTCCTAATCCTTCTTTAATTAGTCTCTTGTAAGTTGATTCTTTTAATGGTCTCATTTTAGTATCTGTTTTTTTTAATTTATCACTATATCCGCTACCCCCGTAGGTTTTGCCTGAATTTTCGTATACTTCTGGTTCTGTGTAACCTATACCTACCCCAAATTGCCCATTCTTTATGTAAGTTAGTGGGTCTTTTGCTAGGTTTTTAATTACTTTTTCTTGAACCTTTTCTAAAGATAAAGAAGGATCTTCTTTAAGTTCAAAATATACACCGTTCATCATTTCCTGGGCGTTAACATTATTAATATTATCCTCTTTGGGTGAGTAATCATAATTACTCTTATCAATATTTTCTACAGGGTCTGATACTTTTTTTATATCCGCTTTGATTTTTTCATCCTGTTCTTCAGTATTAATCTTTTTATCCTTATTGATGGTAGGTTTTAGAGATTTTGCTCTTTCTTCGTTAACAAAATTTTCATACTTGTATTCCCAAGATTGTTTGTTAGGGTTAAAATCCTCGGATGTTAACTGGGATATAGGTTTTAAAGTAATAATACCACCTATATTTTCGTTAATTTTGCTTTTGCTTTTTAATATTTTTTCGGCATCATTATAAGAAGTTATGTTTGATATTAAATTAGGATAAGTAGACTTTGCCTCCTTTAAAAATAAATCTTTACGGCCTTTGCCTTCTTGGATTAAATTATATTGTTCCTGTAGTGTTTTCATAATAATGTTTTAATGTCTTTTATAAAGTCTTGAATTAAATCTGTACCTGTTACTACCGAAAAACTTTCTGGGTTTTCCCTGTAGTATTTTATTGTTTCTATTTTTGCTTGTCTTAAAGGTTTAATCAAAGATAATAAGTCTTCTTCTATTTTACTAAAGGCTTTAATTCTTTCCTCTTGAAATTTTAGTTTATCTTCATTTTCTTTAATTATCATACCCTTATACATATTAGAATAATTTTCTTACTTCGAGTCCTGAGTTCTTTTGAACATATGTTCCGTTATTTTTAGGGACTAGCTGGTACTTGAATTGTTTTACATATGCATTATTTTTAACTCCATTTTTTGTAGCCTTAGGACCAGGTCCTAAAGTTGCACCTGGATTTTTAGGGTTTTCTTTTATAGGTTTTTGTTTTTGAGGTTTTTTAAAAGCATATTTACTTAAATAACCACCTGCTCCCCCTGACATAGACATTTCTTCAATATCTTTTTTTATCCCCCTTTTGTAATCTTCGGGGTAGTTGTTTCTAATATGAGTGCGAATTGTATTTCTTAACGCCCTAGCTTGCTCATAAATATCTAAGAATTTTTTATCGTCTTTAGCTTTTTGATATACACTCTTAGAGGTCATAGTTAAAATATCAACATCTTCTACTAGTTTACTAATATTAGGAATGTAATCAATTTTCCAAGATATCGCCCCGGTATTAGGATCTACATCAGTAACTTGAGATTTAACTCCCTTATCTACACTAATATCTCCTATTTCAAATTCTTTAAGTTTGTATTTATACGCCATTAGATCTTTTAAGTTCATTTACTAGTTCATAATATTGTAACAAATCAACTAAATTGTTGTTATCTACTTTATCTGTTTTATTCAGTTCAACTAAAAATTTAGAGATTTCAGTTATTTTAACTTTAGTAGCAGAATCCTTTATGTCGTTAATTGATTCTTTTAAAGAATTTTTAAGTTCGTTTATTTTAGTATTATAAAAAATTCTTAAACCCGGGGTTGAATCTACAGAATTAATAAATTCCTTAAGTACTTGTTTTTGTTCATTACATAACCCATCATACTTTTCATTAAACTTTTCTAACAATATTCTATAGGTTAGGGATCTTATATCCTTATCATAAGTAATAAATTCTGCTATTACTTCGTCATCTTTAGTTGGGGCTATTTCTTTTTTAGTTAGAAATTCTAATATTGTAATTTTATTAGCAATTAATTGGTCATTATTTACAACATTTTTAGAATTAACACCTTCTATTAAAGTATATAGGGCTGCTGTTTCTTTATAATTTTTAATTTGAGACCCAAAAAAAGTATTTAAATCATAATGAGATTTTATTTCATTAATTAAGTTATACTTTTGTCTTTTTAATGCACTCCTATTAAATGCCTTAGAATTATCAAGAGTTGTGTTCAAATATATAGAAGCTCTTGCCTCACTTAATGTTTTAGATTTAGTAATAGTTTCATATAACCTGTACTCACGACCTAATTCAGTTTTTGTAAAATAAGTTTTTAATAAGTTAATAGCTTTAGAATCTTTACCCGATAAAGTGTCTGATGTTATCTGTCTAACAAGCAATTCGAATAATATACCTGTATTTTTATACTTTGAGTGGGTAATCCTATTATTGTTCTTCATTTTTTGTAATTAAAATTAAATCTCCTTTTGTTTTTTGATTATTAAAGTATATTTATTTATAAATATTAGGATCTTAATCGAGATTCATCAAGTAGTGAAGAATCTGCTTTATCTTGTTCAAATATTAGCTGTTTTTTATCTAACCCTTTAAAGATATCTTTATTCTTTAAAAAAGTAATTTTAGGATCCTCAAATTCAGATAATCTAGGTTTAGGGTTTCCATCATTTTTATCTGTTCCTTTCATACCCTTAACACCTAAAGGATCTTTACCAAAATTATTATCTTGTTTTCCTCGGTTAGTAATACCATCTTTAGGTCGACCCATTTCTAAATCATCAGAATACCCATCAGGTACATTAGAGGGATCAGACATTGTTCTACCTTTACCATATAATGAAGCTAAATCATGTGGGGTTCCGTAGGATTGACCACTTTCTAAAGGATCATTACCTTCTTCCTGTATTTGACCATTTCTAAATTTACGTTTAGAATCTTCACGAACTAAATCTCTATATTCCCCAATTTGATCTTCACTAAAGTGATAAACATTATCATATATCCAATCAGAAGGCACTAAACCTTGCTCTAACAATGTTCCTGCTAACTCGGATTTAGATTTCATTAGCTCAATTCTTTCTTGATCATAAATTATAGAAGGAGTTGTCATTGACAATTCAAAATTTGTTAAAGCTTCATCTCTATGTCCCTGTGTGTATAGGTGAACTAATGCTATTTTTTGCAATTCTGATAGTAGTATTCTTTGTATTCTATCAATAGTACGAGCAAATCTAATATCCTGTTGTGCCAAAGTAGATTTACCTGCTTCTCCTTCCCCGTAACCCATAAAAGATTTAGGTACTTTTAAGGCAGCAAATAATTTTTCTCTTAGATATTCAACATCTGCGATACCATCGTATTGTAGGCCTGGAGTTGTTTCAATTTTTGTTGCACTGTCACTTCCACGAACCGGAATATAAAAATCTTCTAACATGTTTTGCATGTTATATTTTAAATTGTATTCTCCGGTTTTTTCATCCATCATAGGAGCACGTTTCATGTTTGTTATAGTTTGTTGCATAAATGCTTCTACTTCATTAGGAGGTATAGCTCCAACATTTACATAAAATACTCTTTTTTCGGGTGCTCGGGCTATTCTATGAATAAGCATAGCATCCTCCATTAAAGTATACTGTTTGAACAATTTTCTAGCGGGTTCAATATAAGATCTACCATAAGGTAAATAATTAACATCACCCACCATTCTAAAATGAGCCATTTCGTAATTATCATATACTATACTACTTCCATCATCATCTAAACCACGGGAGCTTGCTGTTCCATAATACCCACTAGAGGAAGCACCAGAAAAACCTTCAGGATTCCATTTAAATCTTACTTCCGAGGGGTTATCAGGATTTGACCCTTCAACCCTTTCAATATGATAGGCGGTATAGGGTATAACATTATAAACACCAAATTTTTCAGCTATTTCTAACTTTAAAAAAAAGTCACCATATTTACACATCTGTCTAACCCACATCCATAAATTAAACTCTACGTTTAACACATCATAAAACAAGTTGTATAATATTTTCTGTGTATCTTCATTTGAACTTCTAATTTGAAGTACTTCTCCCATATCATTTTTAAGTGTGGATTCATCCGCTATAATATCAAGAGAAGAAGCCACAATAGCATCAGTATCCATTACATCATATTCTGAATACAATTGGGTCCTAAGGTACTGATAATTTAGATTAAATTGAGCCCCGTATAAGGAAGTTGGTGCCGAAGAATAAACTTTATTAAATCTGTCTATTACAGAGTTTGTTTCATACTCTCCGCTAGACTGAATGTGACCCGAATCTATGACTTTAATTTGATCTCCTCCTACATTTCGTATTACTACATCAGTAGAAAATAATCGTTTTAATTTGGTAAATACACCTTTATCTTCCATCTTTAATATTTATTATTCATTATTGTTTATAAATAGGGTTATAATAACCAAGTAATATCTTCAATACCCCCTTTATCATTCTTCATAGAATAAGGATTTGCTACTTGTTGTCCGTATCCAGACCCATAACCCCCGTGATATGGAGTTCTATTAACTGTCATATTATTCAATGACTGTTTTGTTAAATCTATTCCTCTTTGTTTAAATTTTAATGCTGTATCTCTAACATACATCCCCATTCCAAATGCCATTACTAAATCATCATTATATCCACCTTGAGCCTCTGCTCTACCATTTTTCCAAATAAATACTTTCATTTCTTCAATCAATCTTTTAGATTGAATTGTTACTCCCTTGTCATTGATGTATTCTTGAAACTTACCTATTACCATAGGTCTTGTTTTTGAAGACATAGTAAAACCAGCTACTAATTTTGAGTTATCTTGATATTGATCAAAATACGAATCAGCATTGGTTTCTCCACTCCTTTGTGAATAATAAAGATTAGAATAATTTCTATCTATCGCTACTTGTATAGTTGCCCATCCTATATTAGCATTTTCTATTACAAGTAAGGCTTCATTATATTCAGTAGCTAAACCAACTAATAAATGTCCAAATTCCTTAGTACCTATTTGACCCTTGTACTCAGCAACTTGAACATTATTTTCAATATCCATTACGTGGCAGGTAGAAAAATCTTTTCCATCCCCACGAGCAACATCCGCTAGAACCATATAGGATCTTGAATAGTCAGCATTTTCCCAAACCCATAGGTTTTGGTCTACACCCCTACGTTCTAAAGGATCTTTAATAAATGATTTTTCGTAATATTCTAAATGTTCACTATAAAATACAATATCACCTGATGTACTAAAATCACAGTCACAATTATGTACTATTCCATATTCTGTTACATATGTATGAGTATTTTCTATTTCTAGGTTAAATACTTCTAATGTTCTAGAAGAGGGGGTAAGTTTTAAACTTGTAAGAGGTTCAGATATAAATTCAAAATTACTATTTGAATTAGATTTCCCTATAGTATTAATTCTACTCCAATCCTTTATCCTTTTACTAAATATCTTTTCATCCGAATTTATAATACTATTAGTCCAAGTTAATGTAAAGTTATCTCTCCAACTATCCTTATCAGGGTTATTTGGGTTTTGTGATTTACCTTTTTTTAAGGTGACATTATGGATTCCTAAGATATTAGAAATATATAACATATCATATATTAATTTTTCGGATGTAAGGAGGAGTTGGACATTATATTCAGATTTTAACATCCCATCTCCAACTAACACCCCATCAAGTATACCTTTTAAGGTTTCTTCATTAGATGTAGAATATAAAAATTCACTTATATGTTTATTATAACTATATTTTCCCCCTTGAATACATAATTTTATAAAATTGTGGAAAATTTGATCTTTTATATATAATTTACTACTACCCTCCCAAATTTTAGAAGTATAATATGAAAAATTTGTTATATTAAATTTCTCAGTTAATATTCTTTCAATTTCTAAAGGAAAACCTTCTCTTTCTGTCTTCCCATTAAATGAAAACTCAACTTTATTTTTAGCTAAAGATCCTTCTGATAAAAAACAGCCTATTAAAAATCCTAAATCATAATCAATTTTAATAAATCTGTTAATTTTACTAGTTTTTGTAAGCCATATAAATTTATCATCAATTTTTAAAGGGAATGATTTTGGAGAATTAGAAATAATATAATTTGAAAGATCAATAGTTTTACATTCAACTTTGTATTCATCTACTTTAGGGAAATACTTAACCTTATTATTAGAATCTATAATTGAACCTACGTCTTCCCATTCTCCTAACATATTGAGGAATGGGTGGTTTAAGGTGGTATATTTTTGAATGTTATTTAATCCCCCCTTTATTTCTATGGATTTGTCTGTAATATGGGAATGTTTTTTTATTACTTTATTATAAGACCCATCATGGCTTAATACTAAATCTCCCAATTTAATATTTTTTATATATTGAGGGCCAAATTTTGTATATATTATTGTATCTTTACTAAAACATTCTTGTGCTGCTAATCTAGGGTCACCTAATAAGTTATCTTGAGCATCTCTCCATGTTTGGTTTCGTTCTGGGTGAACATACCATGGAAGTTTAATTGGTAAGAAATCGTTTTCTCCGGATTCTGCTTTAACCCATGTTTGATGAAACCAATTACCAGTACCATATGGGGTAGATAGTACAATAGCTCCACCTCCCGTAGCTAGAGTTTGCTGTGCCGAAGCCCACGTTTCTGCAATATTATCAATGAAGGCTGCTTCATCAATTATTAATAAAGATACTGCCTCTGATCGAGCAGCATCGGCGTTTGAGGATTTAGCTTGGATTTTTGACCCATTAGTCAATCTAAGAGATAATTTATTATTTTCTACAGCATCTACCTTTAACCATGATGGTAGATTATCCCACATAAATTGTACCTTGCTAACTAAATTTCTTGCTGTTGCTTGTGTTGTTGCAAGTGCTAGTATGTTTTTATCCTTATGGAAATTCATTAACCAAAGACCGTAACCTGAAACCAAGGTTGATATACCTAGTTGTCTAGATTTTAAAATAGCACTATAATCGTTGTTTTGAAGTAACGTTAGTACCTTTTCTTGAAATGGGTACAGATTAAACTGTATGCGACCACGTTGTGGATGTTGTATATAACAATACTTACGCATAAAATATACTGGGTCTTGGCAACATTTAAGATATTCCTGACGTATTATGTGTTTTATATCACTCATATTATTTTAATAAGTAGATTGTACCCACAATTGCTATAATACCTACCCCTCCTACTAATCTGGTTTTAAATTTTTGTTTTCTTAATGAGGATTTTAATTCTTCATTTAAACTCTCTGCTAATTCAAATTGAGATTTGTTAAGTAACAATATGGAGTTGTAATTATTTACCTGTTGCTCAAAATTACTAATAATACTATCTTTTAAAACAATTTTATTTTCTAAAAAAATAACTTTAGTTGAAATTAATAATAATTCTTCTTTAAAACTATCACCCTTTATTAGGTCTTTAATTACTAATCTTACTACTGGTTTTTTTAATTGAATCAAGGTACTGTCCGTAACGATTTGTGAAGAACATATTAAGTTCATCATCACTAAAAGAATCAACATTGTTAATCTTTTCATTAGTTTGCTTTTTTAAAGTTATTATTTTTTCATCTTGTAAGAGTATTGATTTATCTAAATCTATTACTTGTAAATTTAAAACGTCAATTTTATTTACTAGGTACTTGTTTGTTTTTTGTAATGAATCAGATTTTGCCTTTAAGATATTTATTCTGGATTTGTATTCATATTCACTACTAGTAGGTTTATCTGGGGTAAAATATAACACATAAATAAGAGATAAAAATATTGCAATTAAAACAATATAGAGGTTTCTCTTTTCCTTATAAGGTTCTTTATACCACATCTTTTTCTAACTTAGCTACTAAGGATTCTAGTTCTTTTTTCTTTACTGTTTGTATTTTTAGCTGGTCCTTAATTTTTTCTTTCTCAACACCTTCGGCACTACTATACTTACGAGCTATTGACTTCATTTCGGTAGTAATATCCTTTAAAGCTTTTACAGCTACATCTAGTTTTTTACTCTTACCGCGGGATGCATTTGCAGACTTGATGGCTGATTTTTCATCATCATCATCTTCACTCTCATTTAACCCATAACTACCTGCTGCATCGGTTATTCCCTGAATGAATCCAATTTTAAAAGACTTAAAGTCAGGTCTATTTTTAAATCGGGATTTTATACTTTCAAAGTATTGTTCTCCTTCTTCATATCCCATTTCTTCTAAATCAGCGAGTCCTATATTTGCTTCTTCTATACCTGCTTCATCTTTGGCTTTTTTTAAGTCTTGAAATGCTGTAGTTAAATCATTAGTAGATTTAATAGCATCTTCATTACTTTCAGATAATGAAGATAAAATGTTCTCTTTAATGTAGTCTTTTAATTCGGATTTTTTCATTATTTTAATATTAAGTTATGTTTTGTTATAAATATGTTACAACTCCATAATAGTTAAAATTTGTTGAATACGTTCATCGGTAGAACCCGATATTTTTTCAACTTTACCGGCTTTATGACCATGTTTTTTAACTAATGACACAATTGTATGATCAATTATACTTCTATAATGTTCATCTGTCTCCCTAACTCCGTTTTCTTCAACGGGAATACCTTCAGGTGATATGTAAAATATATAATCATATTCCCTAACAAAATTACTAGCATATCTCTCAAATGCCTCTTTGTCTTGATAAGCAATTGAATTGGCATTAAGAGTAAAAGCCATAACGTCTAGAATTGTTCTATCTGTTATAATATTCTCATACATTAGTTCACTACAACGTTCAGCTAAAAATACGGTTTGTCCTTTAAGAGTTGAATCTGTGTTTAATGGTATACCTAAAGACATTAAGTATTGACTTCGTTCTGTTGCAAATTTATAATCTTTAAATTGGTCTAATTCTTTTAAAGCATTTACTAAACTCGTTTTTCCAACGCACATTGTACCACATAACCCTATACGATTTGTTTTTCTTTTTTCCATATATTATAATTATACTTTTAGTTTCTATGATTAGCACCTTTTGGTGCTGGTTTTTTATACCAAGGTAATCCTGATTGTTGAGATATAGCTTCCCTCCATTCATCCTTTGTCATAGGTATACCATATAAAAAATATTCTCCTTTTCTAGTATTACCTTCAGGATAAAGAGCAGGACCAGTCCAATTATGTAGCTTACCATCCCAAATATAGGCAACGGTACCATCTACTTTTTTTAATTTTTGACTTTTAGGCCATTTTGTTGATTGCTTTTCCATAATGTTAATATACGAAATTTATTTTAGTTATCCAAGTCTTTTTTATACCTCCACTTAAAACCATATGCTGTTTTTATGGTGGAATTACAACATTTTCTAATATAGGAGGAGTCATAATTTAGTGTTTTTTTAATATCTATAAAACCATCCCATTCTTTTATTGAATTTCCTTGTAAATCATATTGTACCAGGGGTTTTTTTAATTTATTATAATCCATAGATTTTAATCTATTAATTTCTCTCTTCACCCAATCTGTATTGGCTACTGCTTGGGCTTGGACAAATGCTTTATTAGCAGATATTTTACAATTTATTTTTCTTATTAATTTAACTTCAGGTTTAGATAGATTTTTAATTTGAGAAATGCTCATTTTTTTCTTAGTTTCTTCACTTTTAGGTCCTCCCCCACTATCGTATAACCCACAGAATAAAACTTTAGACCAATCATTACCACATTGTATTAATGTTTCCTTTTTGTAATGGGTTTCATTTTCATCTAATTCTACAATTTTACATTCTTCTAATATCTCAAAATTGTGACCCTCAAAACTATACTTTTTAAAGGAATTCATTAAATGAGGACCAATAGATGAATTGTTTTTGATGTAATTTATATATTGTTTTTTTCTATTATTTATATTAATACTTTGACCAATATAAACCTTACCACTTGGGCTAGTTATTTTATAAATACCAATCATATCAAACCATTAACACAATATGCCCCCTGACATGAGCTTACTGCTATACCTCGTGAACTTAAACTATCTCCAACAAAGTGGATATTAGGGTAATCAATTAAAGATAAATCATCATAATTTACTAATACTTCTTCTGAAAGGAATTTAACTTCTGGTATATAAAGTCCATAATCATCCTCAAACTTAAATATTTTGTTTAAGTCTGCTATAAAATCAATTATATAGATGGAATATTTTCCATACGCTTGTTTGAAGGAATCTAAATTATCTAATTGGTAAACATTTAATTTCTTACCTTCAGAGGAGGTAGAAGGTTTTCTTTTTTTATTGGGGGAATAGAATAAACCTTTCTCCCCACTTTGACATGATTTTACTAATTGCTTTTGATACTCAAAGGGATTATCTATACCCTTTAATTCCATAATAATACCAAAATTATTCATATTATTAATCATATCTTCTTGTTTAAAACTATGCCCATTATAAGACTTCATCCCATATGTATTTTCTTCCGCGACGTATGCACCACCAGAATTAGTACAGAAAGTCCTTAAAGATACTTGGTTGTTTGGTTTTTGGTATAATTTAAAATCATAGGATATATCTAATATTTTTTGGGTATATTTTTGAGGTAATTCCATTCTTACTCCGACCTGTACCGATTTGGGTTCTTTTTTTAAATTATATTTATCAATTAATTTTTGTGTTAAATCAACCCCTGATTTTCCTGTGCCAAATATAAGTGTATCATAGGTTATTGATTTTACTAATTCATTAATATGTGGGTCTTCGTATTTTACTTCCTCAATATCAAAATCAATATCGGTTACTTTACTCTCCCATATAAATTCTACGCCTCCCTTTATTAGAAAGTCGTACCAATTTTTACCTAAATCATGAAGGTAATTTGTACCTATGTGATATGTTGGAGCCATTCTTAATTTAAAGTAAGGTTTTATAAATTTAGGTTCTTTAATTGGATTTGAAAACATGACTTTGGAGGGGTCGGGGTGAAATCTTAAAAGAGTATTCCAAGTTTCATCTATAAGTTCAGAGGCTCTATCATCTCCTACATACTTAGATAAATGACCCCCAATAGCATTATGTAAATAAACCCACTTTCCATCTGAAAATAGTCCTGCCCCTGCAAACCCACACATTACCTCTTCAGGAAGTCTGTTATATGGATCTTTACCCATATCAATAATAGTGATTTTACCATCAAACCCACTATCAATTAGCTTAGTAGCAGCGTTTATATTTGCTACACCTGCTCCAACCATTACTACATTTTTATTCATATTGTATCCTTATTTAAAAAATCTCTTAATATTACTGCTTTTTCATAATATTCATTATCTATAGCAAATTCTAGCATATCTCTTACCATGTTATCTAACATACGAGTATCGTTTGGGAGTTCTGCTGAAAGTTTAACTATAAGTGGTATTTTAAATCCACGTTGTTCCATTTCAAATATACTCTTTAAAGTAAGATTACTATTTTCATATTCTTTTCTCTGATCTTTAGTTAGTATTTTTTGATTCATATCATTATTCCGTTATATTTTTATCCATATGTTAATATACGAAAAAAAAATGTGGCATCCAAAAGATGCCACAGATATCGTATTTATTTTTAAATCGAATAGGCTATGAATCTATTCTGTAAGTTTTTAGTTTTTATTACTTATAAAGATTTTAGATTATAATTTCGATAAGATTCCCAATTTTCAACGTGGTATTCTAATAAAATATCAATTACACTTACAGCAAATTCTTCGGCGGTGGTTGGTTTGAAATCTCTACCCGTTTTGTTTTCTTGCCTTGCTTCAGTATAATATTCATCACTTATAGAGTCTATTACGGATTCTAAGGTATCAGTATCCGGTGTATCATCCCCAAGTAGAGTGTTAATTAAATAGTATACCCTACCTATAAATTCTTTGTCATCTTCAGGACTGAAATCAGTCTCACTAAATTCATAAGTGATTTCTTCGTTTACTATACCTTCTGTAAGGTATTTTCTAAATGTGGTTAATTCTTTCATATTATTATTTCTAAATTCTGATATGTCAACCTCAAATTTTCCAAAATCAATTGAATCTGGGTCTAAAAAATCTCATTCATAGTCTGT